TCCGGTAGCCGATGAAGCACCGTAATCTCCGGTAGCCGATGAAGCACCGTAATCTCCGGTAGCCGATGAAGCACCGTAATCTCCGGTAGCCGATGAAGCACCGCAATTCCCGGTAGCCGATGAAGCACCGTAATCTCCGGTAGCCGATGAAGCACCGTAATCTCCGGTAGCCGATGAAGCACCGCAATATCCGGTAGCCGATGAAGCACCTTTTCTTGAATCACTATCAGATTCTTTTTTCGCTCTGCTTGATGTATATTCAATAGCCGCCTGTACGATTCCGGCAATACTCAACTTCGCTCCAATTTTGATTTTTGTAGATGCTATTTCCGTATCTTCACCCTTTTTACTGCTTATCTCTCCACTCTGTTCAACTTCGTGATATACGCTTTCTGACGGGCTGTAATAACTAAAACAATCAAGCGGATATTCGCAAGCATGAAAACCTTTCTCACATACTTCCGCTTTGTCAGTTTCGTACTCTTTTCCTTCTTCATACTGAAATTCACGGCACGTCATATCTTTGTTAAATCCCTTATAGCCTTTAATCGTTTCTCCCATTTTCAATCTCCCTTCCTAAAAATTTATTCACAAAATACAGCTGCCCTTTGCCAGTAATCTTAGTTGTGCGTGTAATTCTCACACTTCCATCCGGGTTTTGCACGTTGCTTTCTTTCACTTCGAACAATCCCTGTTCGACATATCTCTGCATCGGCATGTTTCGTGATGAACCGCTCTTACACAGATACCCATTGTTTCTCAACCATTCAAACAACCGCTTCTGCCCGATCTGATAACCATTCTGACAAATCAGTTTTGCCAAATCTCCAATAAGGATAGATGTCCGGCTTGTTGCCACCGCATCCGCAAATATCGCCTTTGGTTTCATCTGCTCAATTCTTGCCTGCTTCTGCTCGATAATCTTGTCTCTTTCGGCAATCTTGTTATGTGCCACAAGCAAAGCCTTTGAAAGCAATTCATCGTCAGATAGTGTTTCTTGCCCGGCTATATATCCGCCATTCTTACGGATTGACGGAAGAACCTCTGACGTTACCCATTTGCGAAATTTCTTTGCGTTTGGTTTGTCGCTTCTTAATATAACTGCGTACAGACCGCTTTCTGTAATAAACCATGTTTCTCCTTGACGGGGTAAGTCTAACTTACACCGTTCGTCATCATCTAATCTCGCAGAGACAACACGGCTGTTTGAAAGTTCTAATGCCTTGCACACATCAGGCAAGCAAAACATAGGTTCATTATTCGCTAATACTGTTCGGATTTCTCCAAATTCTTCATTATTAAAAATCTGTAATTCGTTCATGTTTCTCCTTTCTTGTGTTATAATTCCCTTATCAAGCAAGGGAAGGTGGTGCAATATGGATAGTAGTTGTTCTGAAACATTTGCGACATACGAAACTGTCAGCAAAGGAACGTATGTGTGTATGCAATGTGGCGGAGAAAACCAAAGTGGAATTATCACCATAAAGCATAGCGGCGAAATGTTGCCAGAATGCAAAGAGTGCGGATATACTACATGGCTTAAAGTAATGTAGGATTTTTGAACACTCTTTTTTCTTCTGCGAGCGTTTGGTCTGTAACCGCCAAGTTATCATCAACCAAATGCTCAACGAGGAACGTTCTTTTTACAACTCTTGTTCCATTTCCACATACTTGTGAAATGTGCAGATACATCTTTCCATCCTTGCAAAACGGAACAGCAAACATACTGTTAAGAAATTTCCACTTCACAAAATGCTTGTTAAAAAATGCAACTGCTCGATTTTTAACCTTGCTCACCAAATAGCCTCCTTCTTGTAACTTTTTAAGTTACTCTTTAGCAAAAAAAATATCCATCGGATTTGAAATGTTCAGCCTGTCTATCATAATCTGAATTTCGTCGCTTCCAAAAACGCCCTTCTGCATTCTGCTGTAAAATGTCTTTGGAGTTATCCCAATCATATTCGCAACATCTGCCTGTGTCTTTCCGTTTTCTGCTATGATTCCTCTAAGTTTTTTTGCGTTTACCATGTCTTATTGTCTCCTTCCTAACCTTCGTGGTAACTTTTTAGGTTACTATCATTATACAACATTTTTGTAACTTGTCAAGTTATTTTTTTCTTGACTTGTAACTTTTTTGTGTTATAATTGAATTACAAACAAAGGAAGGAGGATATACAAATGACAATAGGAGAAAGAATAAAAATGGCAAGGGAGAAAAACGGAATATCGCAAACCGATCTCGCAATAAAGATCGGAGTAAGCAAACAGACATTATTCAAATATGAAAATGGAATTGTAACGAATATCCCAAGCGATAAGATTGAGGAGATCGCAAAAATCACTCATGTTTCTCCTGCTTACATCATGGGATGGGAAGATAATCTTAATAATGCAGATACAGATATTATAGCCGACATTTATTCTGATATGAATATGTTGGAAAGCGTAAAAAAACTTATAACTTTATCTAAAGAGCATAAGCAAACGATTTATGACAATATAGATTATCTTTACGAGAAAGAGGGGCACTAGATGCCCCATTTCTTTTTGAACGATTGAATCATTGAATATAAAAATTTTAGGAAAACTTCGTTTTCACATTTTGATATTTCTTCAACAACCTTTTCTTTGTAGCTACTCCCCATAGAAATGCCTCCTTTCTTGACAATTATACCACCGCTCTTATTTACAAAACAGACTGTTTTTGTCGTCAAACTTATAATATAATCGTCCATTATCGACAATCGGTAAAATTAGTGCTATAATGTGAAGAAATAAATACATGGAGGGATTTTTATGGATAACAACATGAACTATCAACAATTTCAACAACCAATCAAAAAGAAAAGGAATCCAATAGCAATAGTTTTAATTATTGTTTTGGCTTGCGGGAATATTGCTTTAGGAACTATTCTTTTCCTTAGCAATCAAAAATTAAATGACAAAATTGACGAGAAACAATCATCATGTGACAGCATTCAAAAACAATATGACAATTTGCTTTCCGAAAATCTTCAATTAGATACCGATTATGAAAAATTAAAAGAAGAAAACGAAGAATTGCAGGCTCAAATCGAAGAATTGACAAACCCAAAAACAGATTTAGAAGAATCAGAAGAAGCCGGGGAACTGTCTGACGAACTGAACACGTTTGTAAATTCAAATATGGAAGATGTCAGCATGTTTAGGTCGGACGTATCTTATGATGAAGTTGCAAGACATCCAAATGACTATGACGGGGAATTGTTGACATTTAGTGGAGAAGTAGCCCAGGTTATCGAGGGCGACGGAACAACAGAATTAAGAATTGCTGTCGATGGAGATTATGACGACATAATTTATGGAATTTACGATAACAGAATTTTAGATTCAAGATTACTTGAAGATGATAAAATACAGTTTTACGGAGAATCTTGCGGAATAATTAGTTATCAAAGCACTCTTGGAGCTACAATATCAATTCCGTCAATGTCAATTTATAAGATTGTAATAAAATAAAAAATAAGGCAGAGGTTTTTATCTCTGCCTTTGCTTTTACATATAGGGCGATAGCACTTGTCTACCGCCCAAGCCAGAATTTTGGGGACTCTGGGGGTTCCCTATTGGGAACATCTTTATAATAACACTATATCTCCGATATTTCTATCAGAATCGTCCGACAAAGTTCGACATCTATTGACTTAGTGAATAAGAGACATAAATGTGTTATATCCAACAATTCCATCAACTGTAAGCTGATAGTCTCTCTGATACTGTTTTACGGCTGCTTCAAGATTTGTTCCGAAAACTCCCGGACATTCAAGCTGACAATCATATCCTTTAAGCATCAACAGAATTTGAACCGCAGTAACCATATACTGTTTTTCTCCACGCTTGACATAATGACTTCCAAGAGCTGTCTTAGAACCATTCCCCCAGATGCCATCAACAGCAATTCCTTTCTTGTAATCAAGATTGATTGCAGTCTGCAAAACCTTAATTCCGGCTTTGATTGTGTTAGTTCCGCGTATTCCGTCGACTGCAATGTTAGCACCGGCAAAATTATTAGCGTGCGTCTGTCCGTTACGCACGATCGCATCTTTTCCCAGCACATTTGGAACTGGATTATTTTCCGGCTTGCTGACGTCAGCAGAAACAGAACCATTTGTAATATAGTCAAATGGATAATTCTTGCCCGGACATGCTGTTGAACCGACATCCCTGTGTCTAACCACTGTCTTGATTTTGTATTTGTTCTTTAAGTAAGCGACAAGCTCCTTAATCGAATTTTTCTGTGCATCTGACATTGTTTCATTCTCGAAGTTTCCTTCTGCACAAATTCCGATTGAATTGTAGTTAGAACCGGAAGCGTGTGCGCCGATTGCGTATTCAGGACGCCCACGATAAATTGAACCATCCTTGCGAACATAAAAGTGATATCCGATTCCAGACCATCCTTTAGCTTTGTGTACGTTGTGAACAGCTTCAACAGAGCCATTCATCGCCGCATGATGAAGAATAATTCTCTTTGTGCTTGATCTCTTTGATAAAGTTCCGAATTTTAAGTTTGTTTCAATAATGTTCATGGTTATTTACCTCCTAAAAATAAACATCAAAACAAGACCTACATATTCCATTAGGTCTAAAAAATATATAAAGCCATTAGGCGATATATCGTTATGCTACTTAAATAAACAAGACAAAAACTGTTATACCTATAATGTCAAATATATGGAGTTTTTATCAATGCAAAACCGATCTGAAATTAAATGGAAAATATCGGATACCGAATCTTACTTAGTACAATTCCTAAATGATGGACATATAGGATATTTTCATAGTCAAGATGGAGAGCAAAATTGGCAAACAATATTTACTAAATAATTCAGCGGTATTTTCGTCAGTTTATCCAACTAAATAACATACACATAATGTAAAAGTTGTTGGGTTATTTCGAGAAAATACAACCCTTATATTTGTTGCACTTGTGTTATAAAATCTTGTAGCACACAATGGAGCATTACCAGAACATGTTCCAACATATGCACTAATGATTTTGGCATTGTTTGGTATTCCAATATCACTATAAGATGTGTCCCAAGCATACATTCCCCACCATTCTGTCAACGATGTAATTGTATATGTTTTGCTAGAAATTTTGATGTCTGTGTTTGATAATTTAGTACCTATATTCGAGTTTAATGTACTTAGCGCACCTGTCACAGTACCATCGCCAAGCGTTGATATATCTGTTGTTCCCATCTTCGATAAAAGCCATCTTACATTTTTAAAAATGGTAGATACCTTGCTAAAAATTGAAGCGTGTGTTTCTCCACTTGTCAGCAATGCCGGAGCTGTAGAATCGCCTGTCAAGGAATCATTAGATGTGAATGTGACAGTATTATCTTGGCTATCTCCATCAGTAGGTAACGCTCCTATGCTTGCACATGTAATATTTACATTTCCACGCCCAAAAACTTTATCTTTCTCTCCTTTTACACCTGTTACAGGACTTCCGGCTAAGACATCCCATTTACCCGATTCTGTCTTATAAACATTGCTTCCGGCTGGCTCTGTATGCCCAATTCCCTCAACAAAATCAGATGTTGTTACAAACTCGTCGGAGATGTTATACATATCTCCGGCACTTGCAGATAATACAGACGGAAGATTTGCGAACGTTACAGTTCCCATTGGTCGCAATGCTCCGCTGAACGATTCAGAGATGGCTTTTGCCTGTTCATAATACTTCTTTGCGTTGGCTTCGGAAGTAGCGGCATTGGATGCACTTGTGGATGCCGCCGCCGCTTTAGATGTGGCTGTGGAAGCGCTATTGCCTGCCGATGTCGCACTTTGGGCGGCTTCACTCGCTTTGGTGTTTGCCGTTGACATACTTGTGGCGGCAGACGATGCGCTCTTGCTTGCATTACTCTCTGACGTTGCAGATTTGGTTGCAGATGCACTTGCTGATGATGCACTTGTAGCCGCTTCACTCGCCTTAGTGCTTGCAGTACTAGCCGAATTAGCAGATGCAGATGCACTCTTGCTTGCCTGTTCACTGTAATATTTAGAGTTATCGGTATCTTCGCCATCACGAACACCTGAACCGCCGATAGCGTATGATTGTGATAACTTGGCATTGTCGTATGCAGAATTACTACTTGTCGTTGCTGAATTTGCCATGTTTGTCGCTTTGGCTGATTGTTCTGTTATCTTAGCAAGATAGCCTGTTTCAAGCATCGCATCAGTAATAGAACCATTCTTAATAAATGCAGAAATGGCTCCTGTTTTATCGTTAATCGAAAATGCGATTGTCGCAGAATCCTCGAACTCGTATTGTGTAATAAGCGCAGACATATCTACATATTGTTTAGAACCATCTGATAACGTAAGAACAAGTCTCTGATTTACATAATCGTACGAAAAATTCACAGCAATTTTTTCTAGGTTTGTATCATAATCTACATGTGAACCGTTCTTGTACGTTACAGTAATAACGCCTGTATTGCTATTTAATGACACGTCTGAAACCATGTCATTTACGACTTGCATATCTGCCTTAACGGTGTCAAGCGTAATGATACGATCGTCCAATTTATCAATCGCACTATCGCCAGCATTGAGGTTTGTTGCGTTCAATGGTGTGTTTGTGCTTGGTCGATTCAACCAATTTATTCTATTGAATATCTTACTCCATCCTTGTGACATTGCTATCTACCTCCAATCTTCTTCTCTAATTCTGCAATTCTTTCGTTTTGCGATTGCACCGTTGCTACAAGGTCAGCGATCAGTTCTTCATACCGAATCGCTTTGCCGCCCTTTTCCCCTGTGTCAATATTTGCGTCGCAGTAAACTCCCCAATCTTCTTGCATGGAATCGTGAAGCTCCTGTGCGATAAATCCATGATGCAAGCGATCGGATGTGCCATCTTTATACTTGTATTCAACAGGATTCAACGCATAAATAAAGTCACTAGATTTGTGTGTGTCTAGTGACTGAATATTTATCTTGATGCTTTTGTCTGAGGCAATAACCGGCGAAGATCCCAAATATGCAGTTCCGCTCGTAAAGAAACCAGCCGTTTCCACGGCTGCATAATCTCCGGTTTTTGGGTATCCATCTTCATATACTCCAACGCTCGTCGGTGTAATTATCGTGTGCCTTAATTTTGCTCCAAGAATAGATATTAACTCCTGCATAATTAAATAACCGACATTGTCTTCATATCCTTCTGCTGACAATCTCATTTCTGAATACTTTTGTCCATTGTAATAAAATTCACTCTTAAATGTTTTTGCATTGATGTCGCCTTCGATGTTTGCGTCATTGCAAGTCATTTTTCCTTCTTTTGTAACGCTGAAATTATCAGAAGTTATTGCAATATTCTTACCTGTAAGATTGATTGTTCCTCCGGACAGAAGATTGATTACATCACTTGCAGACAGATTTATATTATCTGCGTCAACCTTAAATTCTGTTCCGCTTCCTGTATCTCCGATAAGCGATACTTGAACAATTTTGCCTGTTGCAGAATCCACGCGTAAGACAATTTGCTGTTCAGCTTGTTCAATTCTTGTAGACAGTTCGCTTTCTGCGTCCGTTGCTCTTTTTACTTCCGATTCCAAACCCTTCTCTGTGACTTGTACGGATGTTTTAACTCTTTCTGTTGTCTTATTTAGACGTTGAAGTTGTGCGGTCACACCGTTCATATCGTTTTCAAGCATTTCTTTACCTTTACAGATATAAGCATCTCGAAGCGCCTTAATTCCTGTTAAATCACGTTGAAAAACGTATGCTTCAAAACCATATCCATTGACTTCTCCGCTTATAAAATCTCCACATTCAACGTATGGTTGACCTTTTATCTTTGACGAATTGATTGGTCGGTAAGATATAGACGAAATCTTACTCAACAAAGCATTCGCAAGTGCTGTAATCGTTTCGTGTGTCTGCCCAATAATCACGAAGTTATCTTGCACGTAATAAGGATTTTGATTGTACTCTGTCAATACCTGTGCGCCCTCTGAATCAACGATTATTACTCCGTCGATATTTGATGTGAAAAAGTCCTCAACAAGCGGATGCTCATACATAAGTGACGTAGAAATATTGAATGAATTTTCACTATCTCCACTTCCGGCAGATGGGTATAAGTCGTTTGCCGGGAATAAATCATCAGCCGGCAACAACATAGAAGATTCAAGTGACAAATAATCAAGCTTGCCATATCTATCCATCCGACCAAACACACCGCTAATTTCACATATCTGTTTCATCAGAGAAAGTCCGTTGATTCCGTTTGACGAATCAAGCTCTTTGGTAAGCATTACATTATCTGCAATCAGCGTGACATCGTTCTGCTCCACTCCGACATAATTGCAAAGGCTATCCCTAAAATTCTTAACGCTGATAGGAAATGTAAGGCTGTCATACCAATCTTTAACATCAACATCGAAATACCGCATTTTATCGTATGCGGTCAGTTTCTTATAGTCTTTGCCAGCATATTTCTCAATCGTTTCCACGTAGAACACGCCCAACGGAATCTCTGTTTTTTTGGTGATAAGTACCGGCTCGATTTCATATCCTTTAATTCCGCTATTCAAATTGAATACTGTCAATTCAAAGCTGGATGCATTACAACCGCCAAATTTCAACTGTTCTTCTTCACAAATTGATTCGTGCAATGTCATTTGCTCTGAAAGCACGTCCAAACCCTTAATCGTTGGAAATGCATTATCCTTAAACCGCACTTCTAATTCGATCGGCGTTCCATCTTCGATATATAATTTTTTAATATCTTCCGAAATCTTAATCATACTGTTTTTACTCCATAAGAAATCCATGCCATTCTTGTTGATAGATACTTGATTTCCTTTTCATCAGCAAAGTACATAGTCGGTTCAAAATCAGCCATGTACATATCACTTGTCACATACTTATTTAATTCAGGCACATATACTTCAACACTTGCTTTTTTCTCAACTGCATTTGTATAGTTGGCTTGAATATTCGCAAAAATGCTTGACACCTGCGTATTATCAAGCATATTTCGTGTCTCAAATTCAACTTTCGGTGCAGTATTTTCCAAAGCCGTTCTATGTAAAATTCCATTTACATCACGTGTTGAATCCAAGTCTTGTCCGTAATTCGTTGCCTTGTAGCTTTCTGCCTTAATCATCGAAAGCGGAAATATGTAATTGCCAATTTTTATCAAATAACCTTTATATGCCATATAAAAACCTCACATAAAAAGGGCAGACACATTTACGTGCCTACCCTATAAATTCTTAATATAACAATGGGTTTGTTCCTGTTCGGTTATACGCTTGTCGGTTTGATCGCTTCACGCTCTCGAATATATCGTTTGACGATATTCCTGTATCTTTCGCAAGCAACTGTCTAAGCAATTCGTTCTGTTCGCGCAATAGCCGGTTCTGATCTGCCTGTGACATCGACATTCCATCTACGATGCCACTTGCAATGTCTGTTGACATCCGACCTGTGTCAATAACTGTCGATGTGCTTGTTGCCACATCTGTGTTGATTGATGATGCAATATCCGCTGACATATCAGCTAAATCTTGCAATGGGTCTGTAAACTGCAAGGATGTGTTGAATGCAGATGTCAAATCTGTAGCCATTCCGCTTGCATCACTTAACAACTTAGGCATGGCACTTTCCATACCCAAACCGATGCCGGGTGGCAAGAATTGACCGATTTCTTTATTCCATAATCGAGACGGAGAATGAATACCAAACGCACGTTTTAATGCGGATGTCAATCCTCTTGCAAGTGAAACTATGCCTCCAATAAGTCCATATTGTCCTCGACTATTCCACTTGTCAGACAATCCAATTCTAAGTCCATCTACAAGATTCGAGCCGGCTACCCCCCAAGGACTTTTTTCATCTTCTACTTTTTTCTTTGCTTTCCATAAATTTGAACCGGTGTCAGATATAACTCCGCCCCATTGATTATTTGCTCCACCACGAAGTCCTCCTAAAGCGCCAACAAATGCGTTAGTCACGTTCTTTCCACCGTTTGATGAATCTACTTTCATCTTAGCAAATTTCTGCGCCATATCGGTTGCCATGCCATTAAGAGTTGTGCCAGAACCATTTTTCATGCCTGTAATTGCATTTATCACAGATGTTGACATTCCACCGGCTTTTGCGATTGCGTCAGACGACATACTGGAAAATGCACCAATTACAGATGCCGACAAAGTATTAGAAGCACTTGTTCCTCCGGTACTCATGGCGTTAAACTTTCCGATTACATTATTATGCATTGCAAGTGCATAATTTCCGACCGACGACGACATATTTGACATGCTTCTTGTCGTGTTCTGCGACATTTGAGACATCGTAGAACTTGTTGTGTTTTTCGTGTTATTCAAACGTTCTGTAAGTTCTTGATATGCACGAATAACAGGCGTTTTATTTTGCTCTACATTCTGTTTATACTTGTCGCCATAATTTGACATATTAGACAAGTGAGTTTTTGTCTTGTTATCCGTGTCATTTAAGCTTTTTGTCAGATTCTCGTATGCACGAATTATAGTTCCGGTATTTTTGTACTCGCCCGTCTTGTACTTGTCGCCATAGTTAGACATCTGCTTTGCGGTTTTTTTGTACTGATTGCCATAATGGTAAAGTTCGTCCGCTGCTTTTCCTGTTACAGTGTTTGTATTCTTTGTCTCGTCTCCGATTCTACGCATTGTAGGTGGAATCTTTGCGCCCAATTTTTCTGCTGTATCAAGTGCTTTTGCAAATGCATCTACACTATTCATACCGCGATTCATGTTTGTTTCCCACGCATCCGCAACAGCTGCAGCATTTTTTTGAGCTGTTTCCGTTCTTTGATTATTGAATAATTCCAAAGCTCGATTATACACAGACACGTAATCTGTGTCGTTTGTGTCTGTTGGGTCGGATGGGTCTAACGATCCTATATTTTTTACGTAATCTATTGTTTTTTCTACCGCAGAATCAATCTGCTTGTGAAATTGTTCGTATATCTTTTGCCCAATTTTATATCCGATAATTGCCGCGCTTATTCCAGCAAGTAAAGTTGTGCATAAAGCCGCTCCAATTTCGTAAGCTGTACCGGCTCCAAACAAAACAGATACGTTTGTCGTCATTCCTGTCCACGCAGTTCCTAAAAGTCCCTTTATAGAACCTTGGATTGCGCTTATTGTGCTTGTTGAAGCTGCCGCACTTGCTGCCGCGCTTGTCGCACCACCTGTAATAGCTCCTTTAATTGCATTTATTGCAACATCCAATAATTTGACCGCTCCAATAGCAAGAGACAAAGAGCCTATTGTAATTCCTATTGCTTTAGGAATATTGATATTCCCCTCTTTATCAACTAGCCACTTTGCTACCGCATCTGCAAACTTACTGAACGATGTATTTTCATATAACCAATTTCCAACCTTGAATCCAATTACCGCTGTTGTAATTGAGATAGAAATTGCTTTGCTAATAGGAATGGTTTTATCGCCAATTCCTGTTGATATTTCCTTTGCAAGCAAATTCTTTAATACGCCTGTGGCAATCTCTTTACCGCCATGCATCCATTTAAAAGCACCGATGGCAATTACAACCGTATCAAGGTCTAATTCGGTAAGGAAATCAACACCACCTTTTAATACATCCGACCATGATATATTTTTTAAGGCAGTAAATATTGTATCTTCGATTCCATCTACCCAACCATTGATAGCCTTTGCAAACTTCTTAAAATCAAAGTTTTGGAAAAATCCGTTTATTCCATACGCAATGGACAATCCAAGGTCGTCAAAATCAAAGTTATCTGTAAAACTAAGTGATGCAGTAATTGCAGTATTTAATGAATTTGCAATAGTTTTTCCTGTTGCATAGAAAAGTTGTGGAGATATAAGGCCTGTTAAAAAGTCCGCCAATCCTTTACCGAAATTCTCCGCACCCTTGTAAGCACTATCCCAATCAATGCTTTCAAGTTCTTTCGTCAGATTTATTCCGATGTATTCTCCGAGTCCTCTAAGGTTAGAAATGGCACTCTTGTAAAGTCCCTCTGTCTCTGTGACATTAAACTTCATTCCACCACTTGAACCACCGGAAGATGCACCGCCACTACCACCAGAACCACCACTACCACCGGAACTATCGTTAGGCGTATTCAGTACATTCAGTTCGTCGAAGCCTTGTAATTGTTGCTTCAACTTTTTTGCATTATCAGCCGCTTTTCCTGTGCCAGACGCAAGGTCGTCTGCACCTGTTGCCGCATTCTCGAAATCATCCGCAAGTGCGCCACGTTGGATTTCCAATTTCCATCCGAATATTGCACCCAAAGCATTGACGATACTCTCCGAAAAATTGATAACCGCATCCAATCCTTTATTAAGTGCTTGAAGAAGCGGTTTAAGCATATTGATGCCGGCATTACCCCAAATAGCACCAAGTCGCTTGAAATTCTCTCCAAGTAATCGCACTTGGTTGTTCCATGTATCAGCGGTTCTTGCAAAATCGCCTTGTGCCATTGTGGTTTGCGACATAACGTACTGATAGCGAAGCATTGTCTTTTCGGCTTGCGACATCGAATCAATATTTGCATTCATGCCATTATTCATCGCCCATTGCTTCAATGTTGCCTGTGTAAGGTCAAGGCCATATTTACGAAGCGGAACGACCATTCCGGTATATACCGCTTGTAAATCTTCCGCAACGTCGGCCTGTGACTTATCATAGAACGATGCAATATCGCCGGCTAACTTAGTCAGATTCAGAGACACATCTGCCATATCATCAGATGCCTGTACATAGCCATCTGTGGACTTTGCAAGGAAGTTGTTTGCATCTCCGACCTGTTTTGCGGTGATACCCATAGCAAGACCCATTGATTGATATGTTGATGCATATTTCTTGAACGACAATTCAGACATTCCAAGCGTATAAATCGCACTTTTAGCCTGTTCTTCGACCTTATCCATAGACGGTCCGAAAGAATGTGCAACGACATTTTGAACCTCTGTCAAAGCACCGCTTATATCTATTGCTTTACGGAATAACCCTAATGCTCTGAACAACATCCAATAGGTTGCATATACCTTACCGATTGCAGATGCAAGGTTGAATGAATGCTTCGATGCTTTCTTTGCAGAATTGCCCCAGCTATTAAGCGATGATGTAAGTCCGCGTGTCACACTTCCTACACGATTACCGTTTGATGCAAGCTGTCCGATTGCCTGTGTCATTTGGATAATGTTTGCATTTACTGCCGGTGCGGTTGACATTGTTTGCATGAACCGCTTCAATGCTTCTGCAAGCGCATCAAGGTTTGCGGCGGTCTGTGCAGTTCTGTTTCCAGCAGATGCAAGAAGTCCTAACGCCGATGCAAACTGTATTGTATTCTCTGATACAACGCCAGCCTTTGACAACGAATTTATAAGTCTTTTAAGGTTTGCACCTAAAAGCGGTAATGCTGTGCTTGTTGCCTGTGCATTTGCTCCGGCACTTGCTAATCTCGACACCGCATTTACGACTTGGATTGTGTTACTTGCAACACTTTTAGAATTACTTAGCGCGGATGTAAGTTGATTTATGTTCGCCCCTAACTGTGCAAAATTCACGGAGTTAAGACCGCTCACATTTGAATTTGACAACCTTGTAATTGAATTTATAAAATTCACAAGACCTTTGTTGTCAAAATTTAAACCGCTAAGCGTTGCAATCCCGCTTGCAAGTGGTGTCAACGTGCTTGATAACTGCGATAGCTTTGTTCCATCCACCGCTTCAAATTTCTGTATACCCTTGGCAATTCTCGTAAAATCGGACAGTTTTACGCCTTGGAAACTCTGCATTGCGCCACTAAGTATATTCACACCACTAGCCAGCTTTTGCAGGCCTTTTGTGTCTACACTACCAAGAGATTTAGACAGAACACCCAATTTATTTATGAGTTTGTCGATTTCGTTATTCGCCTTTTGCGCTTCCGCCCCGATTTTAATTTGCAAGCTATCAATTTCCGTTGCCACGATTCCACCAACTTTCTGTCACATAGTAAAAAAGACGGTACAAACTTATGTTGTACCGTCTGTATTCTTCTCAACTTTTGGATGCTCTAATTCATAATTTGCCTGCATAGCAAGAAGTCCAGCCAAAAATGCTTCACGTTGCTTTTGCAAATCTTCTTCTCGCGTTTCCATAGCCAAAATAACAGGTTTTTTCATGTATTTGCCTTTGGGATTTTTTGCGAAGTTTGCTTCGATTGCAACCGCAACTGCGGACATAGTGTACTGACCGTTCATCCAATTAAGAGCATCTATCTGTTTGATTTTTTGCTTATATCCGTCACGCACATATTCCAACTTGCGCGGATTCATATGCTTAAATTCTTCAAATGAAATCCCCATAGAATATGCCGAAGGGAAGAAGCCCTTCCATATTACTTCGTGGACGCTTTGGAACTCTTCTTGTGGTCTTGCGGAACTATCTTCGGTGTCTGTTCCGCATTCTCTTCTTGTTCCATTGCCTGATTCATGGTCTCGATCATCTTCTCGATTCCACTCATCACGAAAAAACCATCATCCTCCATGCATGGCATTAGCACTTCATTGTACACGTCCGTGCAAGACTTCTTTTCTTGTTTCATATATTTTTTCAACAGAGTTTTTGCTTCGTCCATAGAAACCGGGTTATGTTCCAAGCATCCTGCATAAATAGCAAGCACGCAAATCTTAGGAATTGTGGCAAGCATCTCACTTGTTCCATCAAGCATTGCCACCGCAATATTGTTTCCTGCCTGTGCCGACCGTGCAACATAAAGACCGGATTTAACCTCAAACATTTTCTGCACAAGGTCACCCAATTCTACTGCATCGAAACCAAACTCTAACTTATATTCTTTTCCATCAACTGTAATTGTTTTCATAATTAAATACCTTTTACCTTTCCTCCTATGTCTTTCACATAGGAAAGGGGCAGACCGAAGTCCGCCCTTTCTGTGCAATGTTTAATTATTCATCAACATACGATGAATAGCTGTTTACCGCATTCGATTCTTCGTCACTCATCACTGCGGTATCAGAATCTAACGAGTGACTAACTATTCCCCCGGTGTAAATGCCACGGATTCGTCCATTCCCTTATACTCTTCAATCGTAAGATTCATCTCGATTGTAAGCAATTCGTTCTGTCCGATTTCCGACTGTGGAATCTGCTCCGGTGGCTGTGCTACAACAAAGAACGACTTCTCAATTCCCGGAATGATCGTCTCAAACCACATTCTCTTTCCACCAGACAATGCCTTGTACTCTGTGATAAGAGCCTGCCATTCTGCGATTGTCTCCGCCGTAAAGTTTACTGTTACAGGGAATGAACCACCTGTGTCAGCACGTCCTTTAACGTATCTTGTTGTTGTATCTTCCAACGCAGATGCATCAATCTGTTCCGGGTCGATCGTGATTCCACCCAATGCGTTGATACGTGTCAACTGCTTAAAGGATGTTGGTTTTGTTCCGGCGGTTGCTTCTGTACCATAGCCGAATGTAATTTCAAGTGTTGAAATACCTGCTGCTGCCATCTTCTTTTACCTCCTTAAAAATATGCATAAAAAAAGAACCCGAAAACAGGTTCTTAAATTATTTATCCATCAATCTATCATTTGCTCCGAGTATTCTTCTAAATCTCGCAACGCTTCTGTATACTGTTCCGTCAGACTTAAATTCCGGCATTGACGTTACTTCAAACCTCATTGTCTTAAATACGTCTGCGACTATTGCAAGCATAAGCTTCGCATCATACTGTGATGTGTTCGTGAACGTTTGAACCTCAAACGTGGTTAAAACACCATTGATATTTTGACCGTCTAGCGTCCGACCTTGCTCTGTTCCTGGCAATTCGTGAACGTATATAGTCGGAAATGTTGGTTTTGACAATCTGCTTTCGAGATTGGTGATCGTAACACCTTGTTGCCACTTCATACTTGGAAATTTCTTTCTTAAATTCGGGATAGCGTATGAGTTGAGAATACCTAAAACTTTTGTTTCATTTTCGTACGCCCATGTATTATCAACCATTCTTGAATACCTCTTTTACAGTTTTCTCAACCAATTTCATAAGTTGAAGCGATGTGTAATACATAAAAGGTCTGCTTGGCATACCCTTTGTGATATGCAGTTTCCCATCATCGCCGATATAAGTCCAATAATATTCCCCAGCCTTAACAAACGTATCTCCATTTATAGATATGTCTTGCGTAGCCTGTCTAATTGTCTTACCACTTGCATAGTCCCACGTTACGCCGTCCGGAAATTCTCCCGGATAAGGATGCTCTTGACCAACAATTCCGGTTCCGAACTCAACGAACATCGCATGATCTGTACCAGCCACAACCGCCCATACACCACCGCCCTTGACACTTCCAACATATTCAGAGTGAATGCTTTTAATCAAATCTTGATTAAATATCGCATCAAGGTCTGCAATCTGTACTCTCGCAATCTCTACGCCCTTTTCAGCTAATTTTTGAGCGACCATTTGACATTTATATGTCAAACTATCTTGATACGCTCTAATCTGTTTTATAGCGTTCTGAATGCTTGATTGAGACAGACAATTCATACTGATTGTCTTTTTACGTGCCATGCCATCACCTACTCTGCGTTCTTCACATTCTTACGGAGCAAATAAAGGTCAACTGTCAATCCCTCATCCGCCACACCTTTGACGATGTAATCTGCCGACGTTGAATCAATGATTGTCTTTTCATTGTCCTTATATCCAACTTCCGACCGCTTCCATATCAGCGCACCTTCCACGAGCGGAAATGCGTTTTTGTCTGTAACAAGTTGTGCATAGTTGGTCGAATCATCGATTCCGAACTCTTTTGCGGTTGCTTCGCTTAACTTGTTGCTGATAGAAGAATAAAAAATAACAGGCTCCGTATATGCTTCAATCGGTTCTCCTGTTACTTCTGGTATCTTATTGCCATCTTCATCCAAATATGGAATAAATGTGCCATCATCGTCCGTATAGCCGGTATATATGATATTCCCATCATCGTCACGTCTGTACTGCGGTTGCAATCCAAGGCTAAGTGAATACTTCATCTTCTGCTTGTTGATTTCCAACGACATTTACTTCACATCCTTACCAAACCGCTTCCACAATTCAGATAGCTTTTCCCATCCAAACATAGCGACAAACGCCACAATAAATCCGGCAATAACGGATGCAACGATCATATACCATAGCATTTCAGCTTTGATATACTGCATATAAGCGATGAACGCTGTTACAGTAAGAGCGATTGAAAGCACAAATACAACCAGGTCTGTTGGTACACTCTTAAATATGCCTTTAATTACCTGTGTAATTACAGACACAGTAAATGCTAAACCTCCAACTACAGCAAGTAAAATAGTTGCGTTGCTTAATAATTCCTGCATTATTCTTTACCTCCGTTCTTTAAGTGTATTTGCTTAATTTCCTCATACATTTTTGTTATCATTCCGTTTCCGCCAAGAGCGTGATAAGCGTCGTACATTTCAGAGAAATTCTGATATGCGTAAGATGGTATCTCTCCCAGCGAAACGTATTTATCGTGGTACTCTATAAGCTGCACACGCAAAAGTAACATTGTTCCTTTGCTGTTTGCATCCTTATCTTTCTTTTGTTGCTTTAGAAGCCAGACAATATATCCGAGCATTATCGGAAGAACGACTGTATATGTCTGTAACAAAAACTCTTTCATTCTGTAGCTCCTATTTTCTTTTAGTTGATGTGCCGCCCACCACCCTTGATGCACACCGCCTGCTACCGCATCTGCACTGCAAACACAATAACGCACAATCTTCTTTTATAATGCCTTTACAAACGGATATACACCCACAAACAAGCTGTCTCTATCTCTCCAATGGCGTGATACTCCATTTTCTGAATAGCTTGTCATGTAGTTCTCGCCAGCTTGTGAATAGTCGTACACAACAAGGTTTACTATGACACCCTCAAAAAAGTTCATATCTTCTTCAATCATTTCCTGTGTGTAAGAATCCGGGTAGCACCGCTTTGCAATAACATCTTTTTTTGCTTGCTCAATTAGTTGTTCAATAATCGGATTGTTTTCGATTTCATCAAACACAACAACATCTTTTCCGTCAGCTTTCTCCATATGAAATTGTTTCAATCGAATTTTGACTTGTTCTAATGTTGTCATATTTATTCTCCTATAAGCCCAAAACGCTAATCAAACAATCTTTCAGCTCTTCGCCTGTTTTTTCTTCTGCATCTTCAATTCCGTATTCAGAAGCAAGTTCTCTAAGATTTCCAACAGGCATACGCTTAATTTCTGTCTTTGTAAAATTTTTTGACGGCGGCGTCATAAAGTCAGAAGTATCAGAGGAAGTGTTTTTATCCACTTCCTCTTCAATCTCATCTCCAGCTTGATACCACACGCCATTATATTTAATGCCGTATTCAGCGATCATAGGCTACTCCTTAACCTTCATTACAAGCACGCTATCCATTCCCTCAAATGTAGGCAGACCAATCATAGATACTACGCAATGAGTATTGATTGGATGATTTGTTGCGTATGTGTAAACAGATACACCTGTCTCGACAATAGACAGATTTCCGTCCGTGAGACTTCCGCTTCTCTCTTCTGGTGTCTTACCAAATACATAATCGCCAAGGAAAACGCCTGCTGTCTGTGCAGATACAATTCCTGTTGGCACAAAATACTTGGTTGTTCCGGTTTCATCAATATACAGTTTGTCGTATACCTCAATCTCGATTCCGTATCCACGAAGATACTCTGTAACCTGTGCCTGCTGCAATCTGATACCGCCATTATAAGCTGTGATACCAAGCACCTGTTTCTTTGTGTCCTCTGCCTTGAGTACCATCTCCCATGTCTCGGTGTTCATGGTGAATCTTGTCAGAGAATAGCCTGTAGCCTTTGCGAAATCTCTACGTGCTGTAATCAGATCATCAAGAGGTGCCGCTGTTGAAGGCTTATCCCATGTGCTTGTTCCTGTAATAGCCTTGAAGTGATTTTGTTTATGTTCTGCTCCTTCATCCGATGTATAATCAACATAATATGGCTTGTTGTTGATAACGACCTTTACTCTTGGAATACCATCTTCCGGTGCAAGCAACTGCCAAATCTGTCTCTCTGGTACAACAAGCGCACCCTCGATGAGGTTCATAGGTTTCTTGCTGATTTCTCTAAGGACATCATTTGCAAGGCTTGAATTTTCTGCGCTTCTGTAGTTATCGTAGTCCTGCTCTTCTCTCTCGGTAACCATATATGATTCCCGGTAAAAAGGCATTTCATTTTGAATGTCAGAGAAACCTCCAACATCTCTCAACTCTGCCTGTGCATCAAAGTTTGATGCCTTTAATGAAACCGGAAGTCCGTTCTTTCCCTTAATGAATCTAAGAGAAAGAGAACTCTGCTTTCTCGTTCCAAACTTCTGTCTGCCAAGATAAGGGGCAGAACCTAATGTCTTTTGGTAATTGTCCCACATCACGCCGAGGCTTCTCGCTGTAAATGCTTCTGATAATGGTAATGCCATGTTCTTCTACCTCCTAAACACTTTCTGTTGTAGCTTTAATTGCCGGCGCACCATAGAATGTTACTCTTGGTGTTGCCGATCTTGCCTTGTCTGTAATTGAAAGTCCTGTAACCTTAGTCCAGTCAATCGTTCCTTGATATACGTATGTTCCTGGGGCATCTCCCTGTGTAACATCAACGTCGTGGAGTAAATACCCAACGCAGTTTTCGTCGTTACTTGGAAACGGCGTGCCAGCTTTTACAATTTTTCTTCCGTTTTCGTCTGGACTTGATACGGATGCCTGTGTTACAAGGCACGCTGCACCTTCATACGGAAAAAACTTCAAAATTCCTTTTTCCTGAGAAAAATCTCTTACGATTGGTTTTCCCATCGTCTCTACCTCCTGTTAAATCACATAACTGTTTTTTGCTTCTGAATTAGATGCTGGATTGCCAAATGTTATTTTTTCTGCATTTTCAACATCTGCTGTCTTATCTTTATCTTTGCCACCAGCACTTCCACCGCCCGGTACATCTTGATTCTTAGCAATCTCCTGTTCCTTTGCTTGTGCAGCGGCTGTCTCTTTGTCGGACATAATCTTTCCAAGAGATTCATAATCAAGGCTTCCATCGTCCTTGACTACTGTCTTTGCCTGCTCAGCCGTAATCTTGAAGTTAGTCATTGCGGCTTCTCTCTGATCTCTAATTGCATTGTCCTTCTGTAACTTTGCGATCTGTTCATTTGCCGCTTCCAAAGCTTTATTTGCTTTCTCAACTTCCGTCAGCTGACCGGCTTCTAATTCGTCAAGCTTTTTCTGCAATTCATCAGCCGTTCCAGCCTTTGCTTTATACTCATTAGCTTTAGCATTTGCTTTCTGAATTGAGCTTCCATAATCTGCCATGATCTTGTCTGCGTTTTCGTCACTAACTCCCATAGCGATCAATTCTTCTCTTGTCATAATTACCTCCGACATGTCATACGAATTTTTATACGGTGCAACGACACCGAGTGACATTGCTGTTTTATACGCTCACAGCTTTGCGAATTTATAAAAATAAAAGCAACTACCGATTATTCAGTAATTGCTTTATCTTTCTTATTCATTTGATCTACTATTTCTTGTGCCTTTGCTTTTTGCGCTTCTGCATCATCAATAGTCTTATACAGATTTTCGAGATACGGTTTCGACAAGTTAAATGTCTTTTCTGAGTCTCCCCACAATCCAACTGTTGCTATCGCAATAAGCGGATGTATTCCGGCTTGAAGCAATACTGTAAGCGTTTGCGCCTTGGTGTACATATTATCCTGTGGACTATGATTGATCTGCACGTCAAAATCTCTTATTGACAACTTTAGATCGTTATCATTTACTCTAAGGATATTTAACACGACATTTGCAAGCCGTTTTTCTGCCGATTTAACAATAGGGTCTTTCAGTTTTGCTCTTGTCTTAGAGAAGTCCCAGCCATTACGAAGTTCTACGGCTCCTTGTGTATCTCCGCCGGTATTCCCTTGTTTGTTTGGTATTGCCAAAATAGATAGTGTATTATCCCATATATCATCTTTTGCAACTTGGCATTGTGTTTGGTTCAATTCCTGTGTCATAATATCGACGTCGGATTTATTATCTCCATTGTTTGACTTTACTGTCAAAGCATGGCTTTTCTTCATTTTCTCGAACTCTGTCTCGTCGATTTGGCAATTCACGAATTTTATCCAATACTGCACAAACTGTTCAACGCCATCCATTCTATTGGACTGCATATTGTTTATCGCATCCAGCATACCAATAACAAGCTCGATATCGGAAATTCTTTCGTGATTGTTAGGAAACTCAACAATCGGTATTCCGCCGTATGTGTGAAGTTTGCTCTCAATCAATTTTCCGTCTTGAATCTTATAAGATGTCGTATCGGAAAATGCTAATTTATACCAATTTCCGTTTTCGTCTTTTAACTCCTGAACGGAAAGCATCGGTTCTTCTGTGCTGTCGTTATAGATTGTGAAAGTATTCATCGGTGTTGGTGCCACAATTAAAAATGGAACATCTGAATTTGCTTTAGGTCTTGCCGCCTTAAATGACGTTCCTGTTGCGGATTGCCACTCCCCAGCTTTGATGTCTTTTTCTTGCTTGTTTGCATCTGCCATAAAATCATTGAGCATATCCACAGCCTTGTTGACTGCTTCATCATCTTTTCGGCTAATGAATTGAATCGGCTCGCCGTAGGTCTGCCCCACTTTGAACTGAACAATTTCGTATGCATGATTTTCCACGATTCTGTTTGTGATATCTTCATTTGTTAGCTTTTGTCTATACAGAATCGGTTGATCTCCCTTGTAATAATTCCAAAGATATCGGATAACAGATTTGTTGTAGTAAAATGTTCCAACGCATTCTCCAATGACTTTTACAACATTATCTGCGGTTATCTTATCAACGCTTGTATATGCAATTTTTCTTCCGTATCGACCTTGAACAAGGTCTTGAAGATACATTCTGTTATTCATTCTGCCACACCTAAATAATCGTTACCCCGCTTGATACTTCTCTTTGCGGTCTGTCTTTTATCTTTATCTCGTTGTCTGCCGGATTGAACGAAACTCTTTTACCGCATTTCCGGCAACTATATGTCATTATGAATGATGACCGCCCATCATAGATGCCAACCTTACGTTTGCATCTCGGACAGTAAATTGTTTTACTTTTCATCCTATGCTCCTAAAAAATTGCACTAAAAAAGCACCGCGATAACGTCACGATGCTTTTCCAAGGATTTTTCTGTGAAAGAAATTGAAATGTCTTTAGACAACATTTGCATTTTAACTATACTATATGTTCTGTAGCGAAACAATATGCAAACATACGCAAAATAACGCAAATGTACGCAAACTTACGCATAATATAATCTTCCAAACATTTTTTCGAATGTTTTCATCGCTTTTGATTTGAGCAAATCAACTTTTCGTGTACTGCAATCTTTAAATTTTGCACATTCTTTGATATTATATCCGTCCACAAAGTACAGATGCAGTATCTCATACTGTTCCATATCTTCCATTTGGTCGATCTGCTTAATAATTTCTTGCTTCTTAGACACGTAAACATCAATCATGTGGTCGATTTCTTTCTCCGTATCAATAATCTTCACAACTGTATCTCCCAACTTGTCACGCTTAATAGAAGTTTGCACTCGCTCGCCATCACCGTTTCCACCTGTAGATGTCGCAATTTCACGTAGCCGATTTTTTTCTGCAATCTTCCTGTCAATCTTAATATCAAATTCTTTGATTTGCGATAAGTATTTTGCTGTTGTCATTTAATAGCCTCCTGTCCTAAACGGATTTGCCGTTGCTGTTGCCGTTGCAAGATTATTTGGATTTTCTATAAACATTTCAAGCTGTGTAAGTCCATCGGCAGCATCATCATGTTTGTTCTCTCCAATTGATACAAACATAGTCAATTCGTCCATAGCCGCTTGATATTCGTCGTTTCTTCGGTATCGAACAACGCCTAATTCTGCATCTTTCTGTAACTGATCTTGTGTAACCTTTTTTGATTCAAGGAAAATAAATTTCCTTTTGATGTCTCCGGAATACGCTATAATTTTTGATAGCTTTTCGACTTTATTCGGCGCTTTCCTGCTTGTACACGAACATTTATATTTCTGATCCTGCAACCTTTCATCAACATATTGGCAGTATAATTCTCCACCTGTATTTCCCTCAAATCGTGTTTGCCTTATTCCGTTCCCAATGATTCTTCCTACCACCAAAGGCAATGTAACTTCTTTTGCCCCTTTATTGAATACCCAATCATAAATATATACATCTCCGTTATCGTATTCTGCACCAATCGGCATTGATAGACTATCTCCGCCGCCCCATGCAACATCCACAACTCCAATACGGCGAAAATCTCCATCCGGCAATATTCCGTTGAAATATCTTAATTCGTCCGTCGGGAAAAGCAATCCCTCACGCACAAATGGTCTCTGCATAAATTTAGCTTCCCATTCAGCCTTATCAAGTTTCTCCCTCATATCTCTATAGTATGCAGTAGAAAAACCATTTATTTCATAATCAAAATTACTTTCGTCGTTTTCATTAAGCGCCGGTATTCTTCTAAACCTATACTCTGGATTTCCGTCATAAGATTTACGCAATCGCTCCAACGGATCAAGGACGTTCCATAATGTACCGACCATCAATTCCCTTGCTCCGTCATTTTTACGGTCAACCATCTTATTCAGATATTCTTGATACGTATTTTCCATTCGAGTAGGACTAAGAGAATGTTCACGATCTCTTACCAAGTCATCTACGTACAAATATCCGTCTTTTGATACATCGACCGCACCTGTCCATGTTCCATCAATGCCTCGGCAAGTAACTGTTGCAAATCTATCCGGATCTCCCAAAGTAATAGTAAACTCATCCGCACTTTTGTCTGTTACAAGAGATTTATTTGCATATTCTTGATTCCAAAAGAAAAATAATTCATCAAATGCATATTCTTCTGTCGAAAACAAATTCATAAGCTCCTTATAAAATCCTTTTGCAAGGATTCCAGAGTGTCCTCCCATTGCAGAGTGGCTATTTGGTCTACGCATTGCAACCCAAGCAAGGAAGAATATACATATTGTTGATTTTCCGACACGGGATGGCATTGACAAGCCGTAAAATTTGATCTTTCTGTTTTCCAAATCTTCAAGGTCATTTACAACAACCTTCAAAGTTTTTCTTCTTGGATAATAAAACCGCTTACTCCAATTACGTTTACGCTCCATGTAATACATAAAGCTCTCAAAATTGTAATAGCTTTCCAATTTTAGAAGTTCATAATATTTGTCTATTAGGTCATATGGCGTATTATGTTCTTGTGCGTATTTCTCTAAATCCCATATCGTTCCGCCTGTTTTATTCATGCAGAAACGCTCTATAATGCCCTTAGACCGCTTTGTAAGTTGTAACCCATACTCAATATCCTTTTCGCCATTTATAGCCACCTTACAGGCTTCTACGTAGGCAGATATTACGGATTCATCGACAAGATGTGTCTTTATAAAATTGTCATATTGATTTACTGTGTTGATTAGTTCTTTAGATGCCATAAAAAAAGCACCTCCGCTTTCTAGCAAAGGTGCTTATAGACCTCTGCCTATAATTTTTCTAGGGTAGCAACTAACTTCTGTTGTTAGCCGGTAATACTTTTATTAAAATGTTGGCATTGCGTCATTGCAAGACTGATGTGATTTACGCAAAAGTGCATTATAGTTATCAATTACATAAATTGATGGAATTGTATACATTTTAATCCCATATCTTGAAGCAACATCGCGTTCAATCTGGCATCCGTTCCAATCCCACGCATCGTTTATTCCAATAAATACATCAGCCTGTGCCAGTTTTTTAAGGCTCTCGCCTAAATACCATACAGCTTCTTTGCTGTCTTTAGGTGGATTGTCCTCAATGTAACTGTCGATAAGTTCTAATTCCTCACCCTCGTAAATTTCTGCAATCTTTTTCATCTTCTGAATACTTGCTTTGATTTCTTCCTCTGTTCTACCTTTCATTGGCACGCTTACAAATAATTTTTTCATAATATATTCCTTTCCGCTGATAATCAGCAATTTATCTTTATTCCCTCTGTCAATATGGCATTTTTATTCTCATTCAGAATTGTTTTTCCGTTTTCGTCTGTTTTATGCCAACGTGCATTAACTTTAATCATTGGGCTTTGGTTTGAATGACCGATAAAATGCAATTCCATATCGGTGCATCTTGCCTTTTTACCATCAATGTAAACCTCTGCAAATTTTCCATCAGATGTTATCATGATTTTTGGTTTTTCTACCTCAATCGGGTCGCATTTGTACGTGGATTTCCAAGAATCTTCGTACCATTCGTCAATATAATGAATAATAGCATCTGCATAATATGTCGGTTTGCTCATTGTTTTTGTTCTGCTGCATAATACTTTTTGATAGTTTTCGATAATAAACTCGCATTCAGCACCGTTATACTCATAATCTTTATAGAATCTATAAAACGATTTTAGATTCTTGATGAATTTAATTAGTGTTTTCATTCCTCATAAACCTCTCAAAATCTTTCCTACACTTAGGGCATAAATCAAAGGCATTCACTCTTTCAAAAGCATATTTTCTAACTAAGAGTCCGCTTATTCTATAAACCCTTTTTAGAAACATGCTTCTTTCATTTTCGTTTATTTCTACACCGCACCTGTCGCAAGTGTACCATTCTTTTTCACATTTCATTCTCCCACCCCATATTTATCAATCAATTTATCATTTATTTCCTCGATATTTCGTATATCATCTTTGTCATATCCGAAAACAGGAGGATATAAACAATGGTATTTAACTGATTCTGTTTCTCCTGTGCTAATTTTGCGGACTGTTACCTCAACTTCCATTCCTTCAAAATTAGTTTCATATGAAACGCCACGTTCTTGTCCCGTAAATTTCACTCTTCCACCAGCTTTCTACCGCACATAGGGCAATAATTTATATCCATTGTTCCCGGACATCCGCTATCGCCTGTATTTATGTACAAGAAAATTGTTCCATTTTCATTCGCAATAAAATCCTCTTTCGTCATAAGTGCATCCAAGAATCCTGTTTTAACATCAACTATTTTTATACACAAATCACACACATCTATCACTCCTATATTCGTTTCATGTAAATATTTTCTCTGATCTTCCCGGAAAAGAAATGCTGCAAACTCTTAGATACGCGCTTGCCATTCATCTTGTAATCGGTTGCAAAGTAATCATCAATCATCCACATATAATCTTCTGCTTCACAATCAACCAATTTGCCGGTCGGATGGAAATACGCATCGACGATACTCTTAATTGCACTGTCTGATACGTCTATATGCCTTGTATTTGAATTTTCATTGTACCTGTCGATAAAATATAGGATAATGTTTCTAAGGTCGATTATTCGGCTTCCTAACGTGTTCGGTTCTGCATATTGACCGACCAGATACGGAACATCTTCTATCCGATATTTAACATTGCTTTGCCCGACCGCCTTTTCGCCAGAAAAGCATAATGTTCCTTTTTCTTTAGAAAAAGCATAAGAGTAATCTTTAGTAGTATTCTTTGGTATTGGTCTGTCATATTGTCCTTCTCGACAGGACATTTTGTCCTCTTCGGAGATTTTATTAGAATCATAAGCCTTTATCATCTCTTCAAGCACTTCAAAATCTATTGAATACCACTTTGTTTTATCAATGCACATCTTGTTATAATTTGCAGAAATGACGATTCCTTTGTTTTCAAGCCGTGTGAAGGTTCTTTGTATTGTTTTTTCACTCCAATAAGGAAAATCATTTTCTCTCCACTCTGCGTAAGAGTTATAAACCCAATATTTTCCATCAATAAAATTCTTGTCAGCCTTTTTGTTGATTTCAAGCCAATAATTTAACTGATTAAGAATTATTGCTTCGTTCAGATCGCCCAATACAAGTGCTAAATCTGTATTTACAATAAGTGTCTTTGACTTATCTATAAATAAATCTCTCAAATTCATTTTATATTACCTCCTGTGAAAGATAACAGCACTCCACTTGTGCTTAGAACCTGTGAACAACAAATCAGCAAACAGGCGGTCACAGTTCCGCTTTTCGCTTCGTCAAGCTAGTTTGCTGTAATCGGATAGACAGGACTTGAACCTGTGGCGACCATCTACGCTACCAATACCGCAGTTGGCGTTCTCCCAATTGAACTACTATCCGTTGTGCGGTTTCTGATATAGGAAAGTATCATCCGACCACTTATTACCACTTGTCCATGTTCGACTGTCAAGCAACCCATATCAGCATTTTTATTGATTCGGCAGGGAATACCGCAACGCCTGCCTATCCGGTCGCTATCCGGACTCTTGATGCGGTGTGGATTTGCACCACACATGAAATTCCGTTAGTTAGTCTGCACCTACGAATAGGGAAAAATGGATTTTTATTTTCTAACGGATTTATTGATGTAATTGCTTACAGCTTTTTACCAGACTTGTTAATAGCAATTCTTGTCGCACATCTTTTTCTTAACCATTGATTAGCGTTTACCTATTTCGCCACGCATCAACTCACATGTAGATGGTTTTAGAGAAACAGAGATAACCAACAACTTATTCCCCTTTTCAGTTTACATGTGAAAACGCCGACATCGTGAATCGAACACGAACAACATTTATATGTTGGATAGCTTAGCAAGCTATTGGAATACCATTATCCCATATCGGCAAAATACCGCCTGTGACGGTATGCACATCCGAAAATGTGCATGGTTGGATTCCACAACATTGGGAGAAACAAAAAATGCCCCTTTGCAAGGGAATCGACACGGAAGATTCGAACTCCACCTATATCGCAATACGCGAATTATGCTTGCCAATTACACTACATGTCGAAGCGACTTTTTTCGCCGCGGGTTAGTCGAAATTGTGTGGCGCACGCGTGAACACCGCGCAAAATCCAAGACTGTTCGTTAGTCACGCACCGCGAATCAGTGACATAGAATCAGACAAGATATTACACTCACAACCCGATAAAAAATAGTTTGTTGCGTCAAAACGTATTCCTGGGTATGCAGGTTGTGAGATACGAAGCACCCGGAATCGAACCGGAATTTACGGGAAAACGTGGGGTGTGTAAAACCGTATGATCTGCCATTGATCTATGCTTCGTGTGCGCATCCTCTTGGGGAGTGGAAATGCACAAAGGAGAAATGTGTGTTCCCCATGGGATAAAAGGGGTTTATACGCGCCGGCATTCAACCGGCAAAACCCACCGAGCCTTGTGACGGCTCTTAACAGCTTTCCGCTAGTGGGTTACGAAAGGAGGATCATAAAATGAAAAACATTAAGAATCCAAGCTGCCCTAGTTGGATTCGAACCAACAACTGCAGGAATCAAAGTCCTGTGCCTTACCATTTGGCGATAGGGCATAAAACGCTTATGCAGCGTGTTCTGACAAAATTCTGTCTAAAGTCGGTCTTGATACACCAATGTTCTTCGCAAATGCAGACTTGGTAATCTTACCGGACCGGTAAAGAATCAAATTGCTGTCAAGCAATTCACTATCTACAGTTTTCTTTGTGCCGCCCTTGTATTTCCCTTCTTTCTTTGCGATGGCAATTCCTTCTGCCTGTCTCTCTCTGATATGTTCTCTTTCGAGATTCGCAACATAAGAAAGAATCTGTAATACCAGATCAGCGATAAATGTGTCTGTCAAGTCTCCGGTTCTTCCAATAGTCGTGTCAAGTAGTGGCATATCGAGGACCTTAATGCCTGCTTTAATAGTCTTAGTAATTCTACGCCATTCCTCCATGATCTCGTCATAGTTTCTGCCGAGCCGGTCGATAGAAAGGATAATTAGAACATCGTCGCTTGTTAAGTTGGCAATCATCTTCTGATAATCAGGTCTTTCGAAGTCCTTGCCGGATAACTTATCCATGTAAATCTTTTCACATCCAGCATTTTTAAGTGCTTCTAACTGTCTTGCAAGGTTCTGTTCCTTGGTTGACACTCTCGCATAGCCTATAATCATAAATACACACCCCTTATCTTTAATTGATATGGGTATTATATCATAAAATGCAGTGCTTTGCAATGCTTTGCAGTGCTTTTTATTGCATTGCAGTGCTTTGCATTGCAATATTTATCCGTTTATGTTATATTATGCTTATGGAGGTGTAATATATGGCTAAAAAGCAAAAGCAAAACGATGCTCAAATAACAGTTCGTGTTCCAAGTGAATTGCGTGTTGATCTGGAAGCAATTGCAAAAAAGCAAGGTCGATCTCTTTCTAATCTCGTGATACACATTCTGAAATCTTATGTTGAAAATAATTAAGTCGCAAATCAGCGGCTTTTTTATTTTTCTGACAATTCAATATATTTATCCAGATACCATTTAGCCTTTTTGACATCTTCAACGCCATTTTTGTTGTTATGCCTGTATATGTACTTAAAAGCATTGCACACGCAGAAGTCCATCACGGCTTCTTTGCCTTGCGTTTCTATCATAACGTCAATGCACTCAAAGTTCCCTGTCTCATAATGCGACGGATGATTGACATTATCTGTTACAGTTCTTGTTATTACTCCACATTCGCTCATTAAATCCACCTCTCAACTACCCGTATTGCGTATACGTGAGATAAAATCCACTTTGCAATCGTTGATACCGGATTTCCGTCATATTCCCGTCTCGAATACAGAGATACCAGATAAATCCGGTCTGTGATTCTGCACACCTTATATCCTGTAGAACGGAGCCGGTGTATGTCTCGATACGTTATCATGCTTCTTCTACCTCGTCTCCCCACAGCTCCATATACTTCTGAACGTCATAATCGCCAACTGTTCGTTTTGCATAATCTTCGTTGATTGGAATAATATTTGAATAACTGATTGTTTTTTCATAAACAACGTATTTGCATATATCAAGGTCGAAGCTCACATATTTCTTTGTTTTTTGTAAACAACGAAACCATCTTCCGTTTTTGGTTCTGAATAATGCAGGTTTTTCTTCTTCACAAGAATCCGAATGTTTCCAACAAACAACTAACTCTGAATCTTCTGTGCTGTAAAGAAGTCCCTTGCAAATGCGTTGTGAATGAATAATTGTTGTACGAGGTTCAGGCTCTTTACGGTCTTGCACTTCTCGATTTTCATTTTCTGAATTTTTATTTTTTCGCTTTGAAAATAATTTCATCTTTAATCTCCCATTAAATCAACCCTTTTTTATTTTTTGAAAAATTTTTAGAAATCAAAATGCTGTTCCGTACCCTTCATTCATGGTTATTCACTCCTTTTACGTTGCGATTCTAAGGCAATCGTATAATTGACTATATAACGCCTTTTCTAATTCATCCTTATACACAAATTGGCTTAAATTGCTTAAAACTCGTTCACGAGAAATAGGCATTGCAGCATCCATCATCGGATTTTGACTAATCAATTCGCTTGTTGTCTTATTCAATTCCTTCTCTAAGTTATCCATATATGCACAAGCTTCCATTCTTTTATCCTTACAGTTATCTACATAAGGGCATTTTGTGCATTTTTCAGATATTTTACTTAAATATCCCATATATACCTCACATAACTATACATTCGTTATCTGTAAAACCCTTATATATAACAATCATATATGCATTACATTTATATAATTTAATTATTTATTATATGTGTATGTGTAATGGTTCTATATATTTATATTATATATAATAGGGCTTTTTGTTTTGAAAAATGTTTGTGGTGCTTAGTAGGGGTGTTTTTCGGGTCCTATCTAACCCCCACCCCCTGCCGGCTGATCTGTTGGAGCTGATCCGTTGCCGTTTTTCTGTCGTCAATTTGCACAAATAATTGAATAAAATCGGGTGTAAAAACTAAGTACACTCTGTTTTTACACTATCAACAACTATATCTTGTGGTTTTGCTTCTATCTGTGCTATATCTTGTGGTTGTATATCTAATCTTGGAAGCCGTGCAGCTGTAAGCGGTTGCTGTTGCCTGTTGGAATCGCTCGTATATGGAGAAGCCCAGCCGAATTGACGATTTAATACAGCTATTACGCCCACAGGGTTCTTGTTACCCGTTACAAGCTTATTGGAAAGCGATTCTTCGCGATTTTCACAAAGTTTTTTGTATATCCTCATACTCGAGGAGCTTAGCCGATCCGCTTTATTCCATGTAGTCACTGTATCATTATCTATACCAGTAAGATTACTAAACCCCATAATAGATACTTCTTTATCATATAACATAGACATATATATATAATAATCACATATGTCATTTAATAGATCATAATTATATCTATTATAGTTACTCATAATATTATTATTTATATTATATATATTGCTTTTATCTCTTAATATATCCTTGTCTCTAAATACATGGCGTTGGATATATCTAAGGCATGCGTTATATACAGACTGAGAAGCGGCGCGCATGTCCTCAATCTCTTGTTCTTCGCAAAAGATACGCAAATACATAGCTATATCATTTTCAAAGGTTTCTATATCTCTTTCTTGTACCTGTTCGACCTGCTCCATGTTCGCGCCTCCCTTCCTAATCTTTGGCAAATAAAAAAGCCGACTAGACTAATCTAACCGGCGAACGTTCATATATTCGCGCCCTCTTGCCTTGGCTTGGCTGCTTATGTACTCCGGGCGCATCTGTACATAGCAGATATACAAGCTTTATAAATTGGCTATACTATACCACTATATCAAGTATATGTCAATGATTTATACCATTATAGGCTCTACATCTTGTATATATGGCGTTTATATGTCTATCATGTATATAATTATATACCACACAAAAAGCGACTACGAAAGCCGCCTTTTGTGTGGTATATTTCAACAACTCTTTTCTTATAACTCATACTTAAATATTAAACCCTGCATGATCCCCTCTATCGAAGTACTTGTATATTTTCTACAATAATCAGCATTTACTTTTATGTATATTTTCCCTTTGCTATTAAAATCCTCTACAGCTTCGATAAAGTTCAAGATAATATCCTCTGTCAACTTCTTTTTTGCTGGATGCTCGCAGCCTACGATCCCATTATATTCTAACTTTCTATACCATTTTTTAGATACAATGTCCGGATATTCATAAACCTTTACATTATCAAAATTTTCAACTGTATATATTTTCTCGTTGCTTGTTGATTTAATAATATTCTGTTTCATAAATACTACCCCTTTCTAATCTTCACAATAACTTTTTGCAACTTCTTCCACTTCTTCAGAAGTGAAGCAACCACCGAACACATCCGCCATATTATTAAAATCTGTCTGGCTGATCTGATCGCGCGCCTTTTCGCTTAAATCCAACCCGTCCAGATAATCAGCAACCGCTTTGTTGAGTTTCCGGAGCTGATCGCCGCCCCTTCTCATGATCTCGTTGATCTGATCCATCGTCATTTCTTCGTATTTCATACTTTCCACCCTTCGCCATTTGGCGTCCTTTCGTTTTTGTTTGATCTTATTATAACGCTATCGTTATATTATGTCAATAGTTTTTCCAACTTTTTCAATCCATAAACGGACATTTACCCGAATCGCCTTGATCCGCTTGATCTTCTGTGATTTTTTGCTGATCTTCTAAGTGATCAAGCACACATTTAACTATAAATCCGTTTAGGCTTTCTCCTGCTGCCGCTCTGATCCGCTCCTCATCTTCTTTTTTGAATCTTACAAGAGCCTTGAAATATGCGTTTTTTTCATATTTAGCGGTTGCTTTTGCTTGCGCCTTTGTTGCCATAATAACGCCACCTTCCTATATAATGATAGCGTTATTATAACGCTACTATATATATATGTCAATGCTTTTATAAAGATATCGTTATTATAACGCTACTATATAATATAGAAGGAAAGCAACATATAAAGCTAGCTTTATACATATTGCACAATGAATATATAATGATAGCGTTATATATTTATGCATTATTCCATCTTGTAATAATATAACGATAGCGTTATACTATAACCAAGTTAAGAAACCAAGCACCAAACGAAAGGAAGGAATCAAATATGAAAAATTACAAGATCACAGACAAGGCGACTAAATCAATAATCGGAGTTGTAGCAATGACACCAGCGCAGGCGCGGAAGGTTGAAAAGGATTTCATAGTTAAGGAGGCATAAGACATGGAAAGATCTATTTTAGAAAATATGGTATTTGCTTTCATGGTCGGAGAATTAGGAATTGAACCGATCACAGCAAGAAAAGAAGTTGAAAAAATGACGGATGAACAGTTAGAAAAATTTATTGATTAGCCGAAACGCTCCGATCTTGGAGCGTCCACCGCGGGACGGTCTCCCGGTGCTGATGATGGCAGACCAGAAAGGAAAAAAATATGAAATACACAATCAAGATCAGTGGAAAACAGTATAACGACAATTACACATATGACACACAGAATGACGGTGACTTCTTCGGAGAGATCAAGGAGATCATCGAAGAGATCGAAAAGGGAAATATTGATACCTTGGAATTATCAAAAAATTAGTGTCGAAACCGCCCGCGTGGCGGTCTGGCGTAGGGTTGCAACCTTGCCACTGATGAGACAAGCACACATAAAGGAGGTTTTCACATGATTATTAAAGCAAGTGATATAAAAATAGGCACACAATTAGCAGAGTCAGACGGCTTTCTGTTTGATGTTGTAGAAATCGTCAAAGAGACAGAAAAAACAATAACGGTTCGTCTCTGCTCCGACTTTTCGAGTTTTCCGGCACACTGGAGGACAAAGAAAGACGGGACGCCGGGCGGAGTTATTAAGACCTTTAGAAAATCAACTAAATTGTACGGCGCTAATTAGTCGAAACGGTGGAAGTTCCACCGTCTGCAGGAACTGCCCTACCTGCACCGATGAGACAGGGCGCACAATGAAAGGATGGTTGATTTTATGAGAATTGAAACAGAAAAACAAAAGAAAAGTAGAATTTTCGAGCATTACAAGCAGTATATAAAAAAGCCAGTAAATAAAGGCGGATGTATTCGGTTTATAGTGATAGAATATGTATGTAGATTTGCAGATATCAACGCTTTCAAAATGGGTGCAGAGCTAAAAAAGGATGGATATATCATTGCTTTTGATGATTCTAGCATATCCGAGCGCGAAAACGAACGGAAAAGAAAAGCAGTTGAAAAAATCGCATAATAGGCAAGTGCAAACGGTGCAGCGTTCCGGGGTTCGATTCCCCGGCTTGCTTTTACCCGGAAGGGAATAAATAAAAGAGAGGTAAAAAGATATGAATAATTTAGAAGAAGCAAAAGAATACACGCGCCAAAAATTGGTGCCATATTATGACCACGAAAAAATAGAAAAAATAGTCAATCAATATGTTTCCATAGTGCGTCCCGGTGTCGTTTTAGTAGAAAATAAAAATGTCGGGCTTATGGAACTATATTTATAATTAGCCGCCGCAGAGGATGCACGCCGGAGCGATACCGGCGGCGGTTGTTTTCGCTCTTTTTGGGGCGTGTTATATTAAAATAAAGGGGGTTTTATTATGAAATGCGATAAATTGCTAAAAGAAGCAAACAAGCAATACAAGGATATTATAGCATCCTTGGATGCTTTGAAACGCGGAGAAATAAGCGGAAGCAAAGCGAACGCGGACATCATGCGCGCATTTGATCGCGTTGATGAATCAATACAAGAATATGAAAAGGAATAGCCGGGATTTTCCCGGATTCTTTTCGTACCTTGACAATTTGACAATATAGGCATATTATAGCTTTAATTATATCTATAGTGCGTTTATATGTCTTGTATTGCTTGCGTGGCTCTGTGGGCGTTCTACGCGTTCACAGGTGCAAATATTCGCTTATTATAGCCTTTAATTTGTGCACTCTGAAATTCTGCAACCATGCCCGGACAGATCAGCAGGAAAGACACCCGGAGAAGTGCGCCCCGGCATTCAATCACCGGAGCATGGAAGAAGATCAGGAAACCAAAACCGGCGCAGCGGTATATTTGGCATTTGTGCAATATGTCGGCGATCTGCAACAGATCAGCGCAAACGATCAGCACGCGCCCGGACAGGTCCCGGAATAGATCACCCAAGATCAGCCGAAAGGCGGAGATCAGAAAAACAGGCAGAAAAATTGTGAAATCGTGAAATTTCCGGCAAAAATCTTCGAAAAAAATTTTCGATGGTCTTGGGAATATTGTGGAAACATAGGGGCGTTCAAATTCTGCCAGGGTAAAATTTAGAAAATCGAAATTTTTTTGAAAAAATTTTGAAAATTATTTTTCTTTGGTCGTGGCAATTTCCTATAACATAGGGGGATATTAAATTCTCGTAGACCCATCTGACACATTTTGAAATCCAAATATTAAAGATTTTGCAGAATAATCGCATTTCCCCAACTCTTCTATCAACTTATCACGCGTCATTTCCGGGTTTGTACGGCGAACATATTTAAGCATTTCATCTATTTTATCCATATCTTTTCTCCAATACATTTTGTAAAATATCATCGGCAAGGTATATAATATCTCTGCCATAAAGCGACATAAAATCTGCGATTATCTCTTCTGTCGGCATATCAATATGGCAATCATAAGAGAACGAATAACAATGCACTAATTCGTGGCATAGCACCTTGTTCGTCATATAATCAGACATACCTCTTGCAATGCTAACCGTCTTGTTATTGCCGTCGGTAACGCCTAACGTATATACGCCATCCGACCGGCGCAATTTTTCGCTATTCGGACGTACAAATTGCAATATCCAATTTTCTCCATTTATTGTGAATACCATTTCTATATACCTAAAATAAGGCTATGAGCATTACACCCATAGCCTGTTGTGTAAATTACATCTTGCTTACAAGTGTCGTAAGTTTTGACTTTGCCATGTTCATTTCTTCTTGCGACATACCTGACATCAAATCTGTAATGTCTGTCGAAAGCTCTTTCATGTACTTTTCAAGCTCACGCATCTTTGCTTCCTTGTCCTGTGGTGTATTTGCGCGGTGCATTTCCTTTGTTTCCGTGTAATTACGCTTTGCACGGTCGTAATTACTCTCGCTCATGCGCGAATTACTTGTTCCACCATCGTTCATGTTTGTTTCCGTGTAATACATTCTGCCACGCGAATCTCTATCCATATCACGATACATTTCCGGTGTCATGTGGTAATACGGCTCACTATACCCACGCTGATACGTTCCACGTCCTTTCGGTGCGAATCTGCCATCGGCATATCTGTAGTGATCGTAGAATCTGCGTTCCGGATAATCTTCGTACTGTTCAAGCATACGCATAATATCCTCATTATCTTCTGACTTTTTCATTGCTTCAACAATTTTGTAGTCTTTGTCATAGCAGACAATATTCTTTGCAATCTCCGTCCAATCCTTTAAGTCGTCAAGGCTTTGACCGCTGAAATTGTCAAGACCGATAGATTCAGCGTTTGTTTTTACGCATTCCATAATTTTCTTTGCAAACTCATGCATACAGATCACCTCCTACGCTTCACGAACAACAATTAAATTACTGTTCTGAACCTCAATAGCCTGTGTAGATGTATTTTGCACCGCTACTGTGCTACAGCATCCGCAAGGTACGTCTATATATGCTTGCGCTGATACGTTGAACAGATTTTCTACCGCTGCAGGGGTTACAACCATTCTTGTTGATTGTAAAGGCTCTCCATCTACCGCAAGCGCAAGTGAAATAGCTCCAACCGTACCGCCTGTTGGGATCTGAATGTTTCCGGAATACGATGCAAGGAATCTTGCTCTGCATTGATTTGTGATTCCTCTCAACTTGACGATACCGCTTCCTTGTCTATGAACAATGCACTTGCTACCACATACCGGTGTTTCTGTAAAAGCGACATCTTCTCCGGCGGCAACTGTTTGTAATGCAATTCCTGTAAATTCTGCCATAATAATATACCTCCTTACTTCAATTCACTTATTGATTTGGGAACATTGACTGCAAAACCACTATTATCCGATCTAAGGGTTTCAACCAAGGTTTCCATATAGTCTTTTTTTGAAAGCTTATCCATCGTTTCTGTGATTTCAGAAACAGTTTTAAGCTCATTTACACTAAGTTTCTCGAAATCAATCTTCTTGATTGCTTCGATGAATTTCTCTTTGATTTCGTCCATGTTGTTATACCTACCTATCCATAAAATAAAGGGCAAACATTATAGTCTGCCCTTGGTTTATAAGTAATACTGCATAGCAGACATAATCGAGTTAAACTCAATTAAGATACTCAATTATTCATTTTTGCGTAGCTGCTACTTTTAGCTGCTAATTTTAGCTGCTACCTTTAGCATCCACAACTCTGATTACATCCGCATCCATAAGCGTATGCATTTGGATTTGGAACGACATATGCCGGGACTGCAGTCGGATTTACAGAATTGACGATCTGCTGTGTCTGTGCCGTCATTGCAGTAGTCAGAAGTGCATTCTGTCTGTCCTGTGAAGCAGAAAGTTCAAGCTTTTGTACCTTATCTCTCAAATCCGCATTTTCTTTTGCACATAAGTAGTCAAGAATTGCTCTTGTTCCTGCCTGCTGGCTGTCGATAATATCTCTTGTGTTGTTATTCATTGCATTCTGCAATGCGCAAGTGTTGGTTGCCATATTGTAGTTTACGCCCTGAATAGCTTCACGAGTTTCACAGCAGCAGTTTGCAAGCTGTGCCTGCAATGCATTTGTGTTCTGCATATTTGCGATTGTGTCAGCGTTAATTGCCTGCTGAATGCCATAGCCTGTCTGCATGATATTTGTGTTGATTCCGTTAAATCCTGTAAGCATACTGTTGTTTACAGCGTAGAATCCATCACACAGACCGTTTGTGATTCCGTCAAGCTTTGAAATTACCGCCTGATTGTCGAATCCGCGCTGAATTGCGCTGTCTGTATAAGCGGCGGCTGTAGAACCCATTCCATTTCCGTTTCCCCATCCGTTGTTGCCAAAACCGCCCCAACCGAAGATAAGAAGAATGACAATCCACCATGCGCCATTGCCCCACATACCATCATTGTCTCTGTTGTTGCCTGTTACTGCCGCAATGTCAGCAAGGCTTACTCCGTTACTAAACATATTAGTTTACCTCCATTTGTTTATTTACAAATAGGGAACCTTGGTTTTTACTCTGTCCGGACAAAACCCTAATATGTACTAGATTTATCTAAGCATTTGATTTATGTCGTTCATGCTGATTCCATTTTCGCCCATAAAGTTATTAAGCGTTTGCTCCACTCCAACCATATTGCCTGATTGAATATTTTGCAAAATGCTACTTGCCATCTGGTTTCCTTGACTTGCCGCATTTTGAAGGCTTTGCATAGCCGCCTGTTGCGGATTTCTGATTGCTTTTAACTTATTTATTGCCTGCATAATTCCTTGATTCATCATAAAACCACCATCCTATTACTTTTTATGACTAAATTTGGACTAATCTTGACTAACTTTTGTTCTTGTGTTAGTCTTAGTCAAAGATTTCTCGTCGATTTTCTTTTCCAATTCTTCCATTTTGGAAAACAGGGTATCAAAGTGTTTGTTAAATATCTCTGTGGCTTCGTCTGATAGACCTATTTTCAATTTTTCTGCATCTTGTGATAACTTGTTAGGGTTATCATTTTGAATCGGCTTAAAAACCATTGTAGAGATTGTTCCATCTGCGCTCCATTGCTTTGCGTAAATCTCCGACAAGTCACTCTTCGGGAAAAATGCAACGCTACCATTCATAGGAACATCATTGGCAACGATAGAATCTTGTGACTGCACGACTTTACCGAATATTCCCTGTTGAATCTGCTCCGGCTGTTGCTGTTGCTGGAATCTCTGAATGTTCTGCATAGGGTTATACGCCTGTTGATATTGTTGATACTGTGGCGCATAACTATTCACCTGTGGCATCTGATACGGATTCATCTGCATTTTGCTTTTCCTCCTCGTCCATAATGTTTTCGATCGCGTGAACGACCGCCGATTGTGTATTTAAGTCCAGCTTCATAATTGCTGGATGCGCAAATATTTTTGTTAAAATCTCGTCCGTAAACATAAAGTATCACTCCTTTATGATTTAATTTTTGCATAAAAAAAGACGCTTAAAGCGACAAATATATGACACTTTAGCGACATCGAAATAAATTATTATATTAAAAAGTGTAGTAAATACGGCGTATCAGAACGTACTATATGCCATACC